AAAACAAGAACCAAACATTTTATCTGCTGATTCATCTAATCGCTTGTCCCAAACAATCCATGATCCACTATTCTTATTTGGTAATAATTGTGAATAATAATCTGCACCCCACAAAAATATTTCTTTGCAGTAATTAAAATTTGCAAAAATTGTATTTATCAAATCAGGCTTGAAATCATCATTGTCACCAATAACATTGTCATATTTTTTACCACCTTTTGTTTTTTTATCTTTAAACATCTGTAATGATGTTTTTAAAGAACTATAGTCTGCGTTTAAATACATTCCATAAGGTGGATCAGTAAAAACCATATCTGCCTTATTTCCATCCATAAGTTTTTCAACATGCTGAATATTTGTAGAGTCTCCACATAAAAGCCTGTGATTGCCAAGAATATATAAATCACCCTCTTTTGTTATTGGTTCTTCTGGTACTTCTGGAACATCATCAGGATCTGTCAAACCCTCTGCTGGTAATACTTCTGTCTCTCCTAGCAGTTCTTTTAAATCATCATTATCAAACCAAGGTTCGAGATCATGCTCCTGGCTTAATTCTTCAAGCATATTTATATCCCATTCTGAAAGGTCGGAAGTTCTGTTGTCTGCAAGTGCAAGTCCAATCTTTTCATCTTCTGAAAGCCCAGTTCTTTTTACTGCAATAATTTCATTACCATCAGTTTCAATGACTTTAAGATTTTTTATGCCTGCTGCCTTTGCACCAGCGATTGTTCCATTTCCAGCAAGTATGCGGTTGTTTTCATCAATCACTATTGATCTTGCAGCACCAAACTTTTGCAGTGATTCTTTTATAAGTTTTGAGGAACGATCAGTACGCTTACGAGCATTTTTATGATCGTTTTGTAAATCATTAATTGAAGCCATAAGCACATAGTAGTTCAGTATTAAAAAATAACAAAATAAGACTTATTTGAGACTAGGGGATGTTCTCACGTTCTTAAGTGTACCCAAGAATGCTTAAGACTTACCTAACCCTATATATCCCCCTATATTATCTATTATTATATATATATATAAAACATAGAGAAC